CCGGGAGGGGCGGGCGCGGCCGGTGTTCAGGGTGAAGCCGACGTAGAGCTCCTCGGCGGTGCCGGTGCGGTTCCAGGAGAGGAGGGCGCGGACGCTGGTGGCGGTGGCCTTGGTGGCGAAGAGGGCCCAGGTGGTGCCGTTGTAGGAGTAGAGCTGGCCGCTGGACCCGGAGCCGACGATGAGCAGGCCGTTGAAGATGGCCATGCTCTTGAGGGAGGTGGCGTCGGCGCCGATGCCCGCGAGACTCAGATCGACGTTCTGGGTCCAGGTGGTGCCGTTGGTTGACCTGAAGACGAGGTCGTTATCGCCGGTGATGGCGTAGAGGGCGCCGGCATAGACGGCCAGGGCGTAGAGGTCGGTGATGCCGCCTGGTGACTGGACGACGGTGATGGTGCGGCCGAGCCGGAGATCGCCGAAGCTGACGTCGGTCCCCGAGTTGTCGGCGAAGCGCTCGGGGTGGGCGGGATCCCACTCGGGATAGCCGAACCCGCCCAGCCAGCTGTCGTTGGCCCAGGCGCTGGCCTGGACCAGATCACTGTAGGCGGTGTCGCCGACGCGGGTCTTGGGGGCGAAGGGCCTGGCCACCGATCGTTGGTAGGTGGCGAGATCGACCAGGTAGCCCTGGCCGTCGAGCAGCACGTGGTACTGGGCGCTAGCGGGCATCAGGCAGTCCTCAGTCTCAGGTCCCGAGTCCCGAGTCCAGCGCTCGGTCCCCGACTTTGGACCTGAGACTGAGGACTTCGGACTTCGCGGTCAGGAAGTTGGCGCACGCCGGCCAGGTGACCCGCTTGGCCTGGCCGGAGAGCGTGCAGAAGTAAATCGTTTGGTCTGCCGACGGCTCAGGTATGGCTTGGCCGGGCTCGTTAGTGGGCTCTTTTCTCGTGGGTCGCGTCGGCACGCGCACGGCACCGAGGTTGCCGCACTCACCGCAGCGGCAACCTTCTGGGCCGCGCCCTACCAGGGCGATGTCCGGGTTGTCGGAGTGCGGAGTGGGGACTGAGACGCGGAGAGGGGGCGACGCGGAGACGCGGCGAAGGGCCGCCGCGTCCTCCTTTCGCCGTGTCTCCCCCTCTCCGTGTCCCCGTGTCGCGGTCACGGTCGTTCCACCAGGACGGTGTGGACGAGGCTCGCGCCGTCGATCGCGCCCGCGGTCGGGTTGTGGAGGCGGATGCGCAACGTATCCGCGCTCGAGACGTCCATCTGAGAGATGACGAGTCCCGCCTCCAGCGCGTTGTTGACCGTGGAGCCGCCGCGAACGACGTCCGTCGTACGGAGTCCGGTCAGCGCGACGGTGTCGTTCCGAGCGGTGGTCGCCGCCAGAGACGCCGGGTCGTAGGTGACCTGGACGCGCATGAGGTCCGAGCCGCGGCGGGTGAGGTTGAAGGCCATGTCCGCCGTGGTGAGGGCGATACCGATGCGCTGGAGCAGCGTAAGCGTCGTCGAGGCAGCCGGGATGGCGCCGTGGGCGCCCGCGACGGCGCCCAGATAGAGGTCGGAGCCGATCGTATACGGAGCGTCCGCGTCGAAGAGCACGCCGCCGGTGCAGACCGGACAACGAGCTCCTACGCCGACAGTGGTCAGGGCCATGAACTGCGCGGGGATCCGTGCGTCGGCGTCGGCGAGCACCCAGTCGGTGCCGTCGAAGCCGATGAGGTCTCCGACCTTCGCGGAGACGGTGGATTTGAGGGTGAGCTCGGTGATCCCAATGGCGTTGGTGATCGTCGGTTCGGCCATCTTTCGCTCCTTTCAGTCGCTTAGCTGGCGTTGATTCCCTGCAGGCGGGCGATCGCCGAGTCGCGCAGCAGCGCGAGGCCGACGTACCAGCGGATCCGAACGCGGCTGGCATCCTTCGTCTCGAGCTGGCCGACGTCGACCGTCTCGATGTCCCCGTTCTGGAGGCCGCCGAGGCCGTCCGCCTCGGAGAAGTGGATTGCGTAGATGCTGGAGGCCGCGGTCTCGGTGCCCTGAGTCTCGGTATCGGGCTGGAAGTCGGATACCGAGACCGGGATGCCGTCGTAGAACATGACCTGGCGGCCGAACTGGTCGGACCCCTGCTCCACGTAGTGGGCGCTGGCGACGAGCAGGCTCTTCAGCTTGCGGCGGGTGCGCTTGCTCATCATGAGGATGTCGGGCTTGCCGCCCTTCACCAGGTCGATAAGCTGGTCGAGCATGGCCAGCGTGAGCGCCGCGCCATTGGCGCCTGCCGTGACGATCTGCCCGGCGACGGTGAGCCGCCGCAGGCCGTCGAAGGCGTTCGAGTCGGCGGTGACGTCGCCGGTGATGAAGCTGTCCTCGAACTTCCGGGCGACGCTCTTCGCCTTCAGCTGGGTCTGGATGGCGCGCTGGTCCTGCAGGTTCGAGCGGGTGCGCTGGATGAAGTTGTCGACGTCGGCATCGCCACCGAGGATGGAGAGGTTTGCCGTCTTCTGGGTGAAGGTGGCGGTCGCCTCGGCCCACACGGCGTTGACGGCGTAGAAGGCGGCGCCGCCGAGGGTGTTCTCCTGGTTGTATTTGAAGGAGTTGCCCTCGACGGTGATGAAGGGCAGCCGGTCGAGGACCGGGGACTCCTCGATGATGGTCTCGATCACGCCTCGCTGGAGCATGTCCTGCGAGAGCTTCGCGCTTTCGGCAAGAGTCAGTGCCATTGGTTGCTCCTTTCAGGGGGTTTCCCCCCTCCCTAACCCTCCCCCGCAAGGGGGGAGGGGAGTGGTTTAGCGCCCGTTCCGTGAGAGGGCGCCAGTGATCTTCTGGAGAGGAGAGAGCTCCTCCGCGGGTGGCTCACCACGAGGCGAGTTGCCCGGTGGGACCACCGGGAGCGGGCTTCGACTGAGCTCAGCCGCGGCTGTCCGCACGGATTCGGCGATTCGTGCGTAAGCGGCCTTCGCTGCCTCGATCGATGCGTCGATCTCTTCGGTCGTTGAGCCCTGCACGAGCTCGGGCACGACCTGGCCGGTGTTCTCGGCGAGCACCGCGCGGCGATGAGCATCGAGCGCCGCGACGCTCAGCTCCGAGTTCCGCGTTTCGAGCTCCGCGAGACGCTGCTGCGCAGCGGCCTCGGTGCTCTGGCGCTCCTGCTCGAGCTGGCCGATGGCCGCGCGTGCCTGATCGAGCTCTGTCTGGGCGGTTGCCAGGTCTGCCGACGGCTCAGGTGGGGTAGCTGCTGGCACAGGTTCGGGCGTGGGCTCTGGGGTTGGCTCTGGAACCGGTTCCACTTTGTGCTCCTTTCGGTCTCGTTTTGGACTCGTTTGAGGGGCGCCCCCCTCCCTAACCCTCCCCCGCAAGGGGGGAGGGGATTACGTGATGGTGTTGGCGGCGGTCTCGATGGCGGCTTCGGCGTCGGTGAGCGCCTGCTCGCGTGCGGCGGCGCTGGCCTGCTCGCGGTAGATGCCGCGGACCCGGCCGCGGAGCCACGCTTGAAGCGCGTCCGCGGCGGTCGGGTAGGTGGCGCCGACGGCGAAGCCTTCTCGAGCTGCGACGTCCAGCAGGATGGCCGGCACGCGGCCGGTGTTCGGGACGGTGACCGTCAGGTTCGGCATCAGTCTGCCGACGGCTCAGGTGGGGTTTGGTGAACGCTGTCGTTTGCAGAAGTAGCAACGTTGGCCATCAGACGACCTCCCTGACTTCGAGGGCTCCGCACTCGCTGCAGCGGAAGATGGCCCGTGGCCGACCGGCGGTCTCCTCGCGTGTTGCGATGAGCCAGATGTGGCGCTCACAGGACGGTCCCGAGTCGCGAGTTCCGAGTCCTGGGCTCCGGGTTGACTCGTGACTCGCGACTGGTGACTCGTGACTCGCCGGATGGCGACCAGCGCTACGGCGGCGGCGAGCGCGGTGATGGCCAGTGCCGCGACGAGCTGCTCGGTGGCCATGGTTAGGCTCCTCTCATGGGGACGTCGGCGTCGGCGAAGCCGAGGGCGCGGAGCCGTGCGATGTCGGCACCGGTGCCGTCGAGGTTGATGGAGTGGATGCCGGTGGCCTGTTGCATGGCGTCGAGCTGGCCGGCGGTGAGCTGGGGCGCCTGGTGGAAGGCGACGTCCGGGTGGCCCAGCTGGCACTGGGGATCGGAGCACTCGAAGTCGTAGAGGGTGACGCAGACGTAGAGGCTGCCATCGGGCCGGAGGCTGGTGCTGATGAACCCGTGGGCGTCCCCACGGCTGGCCTCGAGGTGGAAGCCGGGCAGCTGGGCCTCGAGCAGCGCCGGCAAAGCATCTGGGCTCGTGCCCGGTGGGGCGACCCAGTCGATGTTCCGACAGCTGAGGCCGTGGGGCTCGTTGTAGGGGTTGCCGATTCTGGTTCGCATGTGTCCCCTTCCTCCTTCGACTCCTTCGACAGGCTCAGGATGAGCGGTTTCGAGCTCACCATGAGCGGTTTTCGGACATGCCTAGAGCGCGACGCCGATGATGCGGCGGAAGCTGTAGGTGCCGGTGCCACCGGCGACGCGGTACCTCATGGTGTGGGTGGAGCCGTCCGCGACGGCCGCGGCGTGCGTGATGCGGGTCATGCGGTAGTGGTCGATGGTGGCACCGGTGGTGCAGGCGTCGTTGTCGGACGCGGTGGCGCCGGCGATGGCGACGGATGCGTAGCTGGCCTGTGCGGCCACGCTGTTCTGGCAGCGGGACATGACGAAGATGAGGTGGTCCTGGGAGACGCCGGGTGAGAGGGTGACGGCTGGCCCGGAGGTGGTGAGGTCGGTGTAGGTGGTGCTGGTGGTGGTCTCCTGGGTGGTGACCTCGGCCTGGGAGACGGTGAGGCTGACCATCCGGCTGGTGATGGACTGGTCGGCGGGAGTGCCGCCGGTGTTGACCGAGGAGCCGATGCAGCGCCACCGGGAGCTGGTGGAGTCGTACTGGAGCACGGCGCCGTCGTCGCCTGCGAGGATGACGTCCGCGGCCAGGGCGAAGCGGTTGGCGGCGGATGATCCGGCGTTTTCGTCTTTCAGGGTGATGGTCTGGGAGCCGACGTTGTGGATGGTGAGGATGCGCCCGTCGGCGCCGCCGGCGAGGCCGGTGACGTCCCGAGCGGCGTCGCTGGAGAGGCGGAGCACGACGGCGTCGGCGAGCCCGGTGGGGTTGTAGTCGTTCTGGTTGGCGGTGATCTGAGCGGGTGAGATGTCGCCCCGGGTGGCCAGCGGGCCGCCGGAGATCTCGACGGACTCGGGGACGAGGGCTGTGTTGTCGCCCGCGACTGAGTGGTCGTGGGACTGGGCGTGGTGGGCAGAGCCCGAGTGGGTGGCGTCGACGGTGGGGGCGGCCCAGGAGCCACCGAGCTCGCCGCCGGGCGTCGTGCCGACCACGATCTCCGCGGAGAGGCCGGCGTTGGCGGTACCGACGAGGTAATCGGCGTCGCTCGGGGCCCCAGCTGCGCCCGCGGCCGCGATCGTGACGTCGATCTCGTCGTTCGTGGGGTCGTCGGCCACGGTGAGGGTCACGTTCGTGCCCTCGATCAGGTTCAGCCGGCGGTGGATGAAGTCCGAGCCGGCCGAGTTCTTGCGGACGATGGACTTGAGCGCGGCGAGGACTCCCATGGGTTAGCCGCCCTCTTTCGCGACGAACTTGGATCCCGTGGTGGCGCCGATGATGTGGACGGCCTCGTTGTCGATGAAGAGGCCCTCCATGACGAAGGCATCGCCCGGGGTCAGCTTGACCGAGGGCTGGTCGGCCACGGCCGCGACGCCGAAGTTGAACCAGAGGTCCTCGGTGGCAATGTTCTGGATGAACAGGTAGCGGCGGGTGGCGTTGGCCGCCGCGAGCTGCTGGGACGTGCCGCCGGTGGTGATGGACCCCGAGCGGTTGGTGAGGGCGCCGGCGGTGCGATCGCCCGGGCTCTGGTCGGCGCCGGCGTTGTCTTTCAGCTGGACGAAGATGACCCGGGTGGTGCGATTCATCCGCGCGACGCCGATGCGCTCGTTGGCGCCCAGCGCGTCCGCGGCGTCGTCGCCCAGGAACCCGGTGGGGGTGAGGGAGCTGGCGCCCTGGACGTAGGCGGTGTTGTCGGTCATGGAGGTGCCGCCGGAGCCGCCGATGTTGGTGCCGTCCGGGTTGGTGATGCGCAGGGCGGGGACCCCTGGGGTGGAGACCGACTCGATGAACTTGTCGTGCTCGCGGTCGCCGACGTTGTCGCTGATCGGCATTTTTCAGCTACCAGCTTTCGGTTGCACGTGGTTGCATCGGTTTCTCGTTGTTGACCACTGTCAAATGACCTGCAGCCCGCGGATGCCGACCCGTCGCTTCCGGTTGTTGATGGCCTCGCGCGCTCGCTGGCTGTAGAGGTTCGCGGCGCCCTGGGGCGAGGCCCCGCGGGAGCGCTCGAACCTGGCGCGCTTGGCCTCGTCGGAGCCGATCCAGTGGAGCGCGTCGGCACAGACCAGGGCGACCAGGACGTCGTCGTCGCGGGTGGGGGTGGCGATGGTGTCGCCGTCGGCCGCGGGCTCGGCGTAGACGGCGAGGTACTCGAGGGTGATGTTTTCGGTGGCGCCGGCCGCGGTTGGCGTGGGGGTGAGGACGATCTGGCTGGCCCAGATGCGATAGCCGTGGCTGCCGATCGACGTGGAGCCGGAGGCCTCGGAGCTGAGCCCGAACTCGTCGCTGACGGTGCGCTCGAGGGGATCGAAGACGCGGATGGTGTCGTCGGGCTGCTCGACGCGGATGGTGCGATCGAAGTCGGCTGGCAGGTTGTAGGCGGCCGTGTTGGCGACGACGGTGATCGTGGAGCTGGCCTGTTTGGGGAGCTCGCGGGAGTAGGTGCGGATGGCCTGGGTGATGAACTCGTTCAGGAGCGCATCGGACCACAGGGCCGTGCCGCCGGAGTCATTCAGCTCGGTGCGGATGGTGGTGCGGAGCTGGGCTCGTGTGGTCATCTATCTAGTCCCGAGTCCCGAGTCCCGAGTCCCGAGTCCCGAGTCTCAAGCTCCGCGTCCCCTCGGAACTCGGAACTCGTGACTCGTAACTCGCTCGCGTCTCTTTGAGGGCCTGACGCTCCATGGCGTCCAGCAGCCGATCCAGGAATCCTCCCAGCCAGTCGTAGGTCCGCTCGCCGCACATCAGGCAGAAGCGCTCGCCCTCCTCGTCGGGAAACATCGGGCCTGCACAGCGCCTGCACTTCATTGCTCATTCCTTCAGTCCAGAGTCACGAGTCCCGAGTCGCGCGTCGAGCCCTTCGTTTCTGGACTCGTGACTCGGAACTCGGAACTCGCGACTCGTTGTCTGTCGTCGATCACGCGCTGCAGCTCGGTTTCCGGGTCCAGATCGCCGAGGGCATCCATTGCTCCCCGGTGGGAGAGCAGGCCGCCCTCCACCAGCGCCAGGTTCCGTCTGGCCTCGGCTTCGTCATCGCGCGGGAGCATGGGCGGCCAGACGATCTGGCTGCGGTAGGGCGCGAAGGTGCCCGGCGCCAGGCCGGAAACGCGCTCGGTTAGCACGAGCAGCATCTGGTTGCAGCGGCGCAGCGCCGCGGACCAGCTGACGCGCTTGCGCAGCGTGCGCTGGACGAGGGGCTGCAGCTCGGTCTCGAGCGCGACGCCGGAGAGCAGCCGCCCGGAGTCGCCGAAGCTGGTGCGCGGCGTCTCGGTGACCTCGTAGAGCGCGCGCAGCACCCGGTCGATGTGCTCCTGGAGGGCGGGGGCGTTTCCGCGCCACTCGAGCAGGGAGACGTCCGCGTCGCGCGGCAGGTCCCACACCGTGCCTGGGCCGACGGGCAGGTCAGAATGCTCCTCGACACCCTTGAAGACGACGGGCGGGTCCGCGTGGTAGCGGATCACATCCGCCTGGTCGCTCATGCGCTCGTCCAACTCGCGGTTGAGCGGGATCAGGTCCACGAGGTCGGATATGCCCCAGCGGCTATTGGGCGGCTGCAGGTTCGGAACGTGGACGAAGGGGATGAACCCGTAGGGGTTCGGCCCATCGTGGACGGTCTCGCTGCCGACGACGAGGCGGTAGCGCTGGTCCGACCAGATTTCTACCGTTGCGACGGTCGGTCCCGAGTCCCGGGTTCCGAGTCCTGAGTCACTCGCGACCCGCGACTCGCGACTCGTGACTCCATACCGCTCGGCGGCTTCCGCGGCGGAGAGGCGACCGGTGAGTGAGACCTCGCGGAGCGTCAGATCATCGCCCGCCCACGTGGGGAAGACGTTGAAGGGATCGACGTTGACCAGGCGCACGCGCCCGGCGAACTCGACAAAGACCTTGAGGACGGCATCACCCAGAACCGAGGCATTGGTAGCAGCCTGCAGCAGCACCAGGTCGAGGTCGTTGTCCTCCGCCAGCCGACCGAGCAGTTGCTCGGGCGACACTGGGGGCTCTGCCCCCAGACCCCCGGGTGACGCTGGGAGCGGAGCCCCCAGTGGCCCCTGGGGTGAAACAGAGATATGCACGCCTCTGCCAAACAGGTACGACACGCCCTTGTTCACCACGGCGCGGGCGTAGTTGACGACGAGGTTCGTGCGGCCCCTGCGGCTCGCGGCGAAGTGGATGCCCTCGTAGAAGTCCAGCAGCTCGCGATAGCGGCGCAGGCGCTCACCGTCCCGCGAGCGAAGCCTCGCGCTTAGCGCTTCGGCGCTTTCGAGTCGCGAGTCCCGAGTCGCGAGTCCCGAGTCGCGGGTTGCCCGCTTGAAGAAGGTAAGAGGCATCAGCTCTCACCTCGATGGCTTCTGGGAGCCAGGCCGCGTGCCCTGCCGGACCCGGGACCCGAGACTCGGAACTCGGAACCCGTTCCCGACTCGGAACTCGGGACTCGCGACTCGGAACTGCTTCGCCCGCGGGCGAAGCGCGGCTCTGCGTCGGCCGCGGCCTCGACCGCCAGGGCGAGAGACATCAGCAGGTCGTCGTGGCCCTCGCGTGGGTCCACGTAGAAGGAGAGCCGCTGGTTCTCGTGCAGGGCAGTGCGGGCGAGCTGCGCCTCGCGCCAGAACTCGATGCTCTCCGGCGAGCCATCGTCCGCGTACATCTGCAACCGCCCGCCGTTGACGGCGGCGAGGAGGCTGTAGCCGAGGGCGCTCTTCGATGTGGCGCTGAAGATGAAGGGGCGGGCGACCATCGGGAGAGCGCCCACCAGGAAGCTGGCCACGCCGGCTCCCACGCCCGTCGCGTCGACCACGACGGCGCGGCAATGCCAGACCCGCTTCAGGAGGTCGACGAGCTGTGGGAACAGCTCGCGGTGCTTCCGGCCCGTCCACCAGTAGTGCTGGACGACCCGGAGGCTCGGCTCTTTGCCGAGCTCGACTTCGCAAATGGTGACGGCGGTGGAGTCTTTGCGGGGCTTGAGTGAGCGGAGCGCGGCGTCCTCCGCCTCTTCGTCCTCGCCGGCGATGTCGATTCCCGCCACGTAGAGTCCCGAGTCACGGGTCCCGAGTCTCGGGTCGGCCTCGCGATCTGTCTCGTGACTCGCGACTCGCGACTCGGGACTTACGAGGCGGCCATGGCCGCCGCGCAGCTGCGCCAGCTGGGTCTCGGAGAAGAGGCGACCGGTGCTCTCCAGCGGCTCGAGCAGGTACTGGGTGCGGATGAGCGGGTGCTCGGGGCCCATGCGGGCCATCTCCGCCTCGACGTACGCGCGGTAGTCCGCGTTGTGCTCGGCGACCGCGAGCCAGGGGTAGCGGAAGTCGCGCTGCTTGCCGTCGCTGGCTTCGAGGCGCAGGTTCTCGCGTCGGGCGCGCTCCAGCAGCGTATCGGCGGTCCAGGCGGTACCGTAGAGGACCGTCGTCACGTTCGTGGTGGCGCCCATCGGGCGGAAGTCCTTGAGGTACTTCTCCTCGTCGAAGTCCTGGGCCTCGTCGATCTCGAGGAGGAGGCTGGCGGTGGCCCCGACGACGTGGCTCTCCGGCTCGCCGGAGTAGAAGAACACGCGGGCGCGGCCGAGCTGGATGAGCGAGCCGAGCTGGCGGCTCCAGCGGCCGCGGTTGAGGTCGTTCTCCAGCGCGCGCTCGAGGCGGAGCATGCTGTTCACGATCTGCGGGCGGAAGGTGGGGGCGGCCTTGACGATGGCCCCGCCCCGGCGCTGGAAGAGGTTCAAGAGGTAGGCTTCGAGCTGAGCGGAGAGCTCGTTCTTGCCCGCCTGGCGGCTCATCATGATGGTGAAGGTGCGGCCGTGGCGGTGGAGCACCGAGTCGAGGATGGCGCGCGCCGGCTCGAGCTGATAGGGTCGCAGCGGCGTGCCGACCACGTGGCGGCTGAAGAGCTCGACGTCCGCGAGCAAGCGGCGGAGCCCGCGCTCGCGGGGCGTTAGTGATGCAGGTAAGCTGGCGTGGCCGTCGTCCACCGAAGCGCCCTCTGTATTAGAACTATTGTTCTATTGACAGAATAACGCTAAGGCAAGGTTTCTGTCTCAGCGATTTGTGTCACCTGGTCACAGACGGGTCACGCAGTGCTATCCTGTGCTGCCATGCAAACATCGCCACTGGTCATCGAAACCGAGCGCGAGGTCGATGGGCGCTGGCTGGCCGAGCTCAAGGAGCTACCCGGTGTACTCGCCTACGGCGATACGCGCGAGGAGGCGCTTGCCAGGACCCAAGCGCTCGCTCTGCGAGTCTTGGCCGACAGGCTCGAGCATGGGGAGGCTGTTCCCGAGCTGAAGGGCCTGTTCGACGCGGCGTGACACAGTGGCCCAGCTCGCGGGCTCGCCGCGTCCTCTCAGCGCTTCTCGGATGGGCGTTATCAGACGAAGGGGGAAGTCAAGCTATTCCAGCTGTCGCCGAGCAGCCGTCGAGTTTTCTCGGCGAGCTGCTGCCACCACGGAACAGCGGGACCCGAGCTCCCAACTGGGGCCGCGCTCGGCCGCCCCGCGGCAAACACCACCCTCTCGGTCACTTCCGGGTAGCGGGCCACCGCCGGCTCCTCGTCAGTCTCGATCGCCTCAACCTCTTCGTGGTCGCTCAAGATCGCCGCATCGCCCGCCAATAGTTCGCTCGCAGCCGAACCGATCAGCGCGGGCACATCGGTGGTAGACCAGGCGGCGCCACCCTGGAGGATCAGATCCTCGGACGTTGCGCCGGCGCAATCGTCAGCAATGGGGCCACTCCCTTCGTTAAGGCGCCAGTACCCCACCAGCCCAGGCGAGGCGCATCCGATCGCAATCTGGTAATTGCCGCTGATCTCGGGTGCGGTGCGGACGACATTCCAGATACGGAGGTCGTCGATCTTCCCGAGGAAATGGTCCCCGCCCGTCCCACTCCGCCCCAGGATGAGCGGCAGGGTGTTGCCCAAGCTGGCCGCGGTGAGAGTGCTTTGGGCACGCTGGACGCCATCGATGTAGATCGTTAGCTGTCGGGTGGAGCTGTTGAAGCTCGCGGCCAGATGGTGCCAGATCGTCGAGGAGACGCCGCCCGTGGCCAGATTGAAGGTCACGGTGCGCGCCGAGCCGCCGGCCCGGAGCCCGACGGTTAGGACATTGGAGGCGATCGAGGCGAAGTACGGGACTTCAGCCGAAGCGATGTCGCCCTTGGTGAGGAGCCGGCGGCGGGCGGTGTGGTTGAAGCCGGCGGGGTCCTCGTCCCGGAACCAGAGCTCGAAGGTCCAGCTGGAGCTCGCCAGCTCGGCTGAATGGGGCGCCTCGGCATACGCGGTCGTGCCGTTCAGCACCAGGCTGCTCGCCGCACCTGGGATCGGCGTATTTGTCAGGCTCGGAGTCGGCGTGATTGACGGTGTGATGCTCGGCGAAGGAGTCGCCGTCGGCGTGTTGGTCGGCCCGCCGGGGGTCGGCGTCCGCGTACCAGTCGGAGTCGGCGTGAACGTGGGTGTCGGCCCAGAAAATGTATTCGGCACATCGGTGGACCAGGTCGCTCCACCTTGCAGGATTGCGTCCTCAGACGTTCCCCCGGCGCAATCGTCGGCGGTGGTGGCGCTCCCCTCGTTGAACCGCCAGTAGCCCACCAGTCCCGCTGAGGCGCACCCGATCTCAGCCTGGTAGTTGGCGCTGATCTCAGAGCCGGTGCGGACGAGGTTCCAGAGGCGGACGTCGTCGATCTTGCCGGGGAAGTTCTCGCCGGAGGTTCCGCTGCGGCCCAGGATGAGCGGTAGGCCGTTCCCCGCGCTGGCCGCGGTGAGAGTTCCCTGGGCGCGCTGGACGCCATCGATATAGATCGTCAGCTGACGGGTGGTGCTGTTGAAGGTCGCGGCCAGATGGTGCCAGGTCGTCGGGGACACGCCGCCTGTGGCCAGATTGAAGGTCAGAGTGCGCGCCGAGGCGCCCGCGCGAACCCCCACAGTTAGCACATTGGAGGCGATCGAGGCGAAGAACGGAACCTCAGCCGACGAGATGTCGCCCTTCGTGAGGAGGCGACCCCGGGTGGAGTGATTGAAGCCCAGGGTGTGGTCGTCTCGGAACCACAGCTCGAACGTGAAGTGGGAGACGGCCAGTTCGGCGGAGTGGGGCGCGTCGGCAGAGCCGCCATTCACGAGCAGACTGCTCGCTGCGCCCGGCAGGATCGTGTTCGCCGGACTCGGCGTGATGGTCGGCGAGGGGGTCAGCGTGGGCGTGTTCGTCGGCCCACCCGGGGTCGGCGTCAACGTCGCCGTCGGGGTTGGCGTGAACGTGGGGGTTGGGCCAATCGGCACATTGGGCACATCGGTGGTGGACCAGGTCGCGCCACCCTGGAGCGTCGCATCCTCGGATGTCGCGCCGGCGCAATCGTCGGCGGTGGGCCCGGTTCCCTCGTTGAACCGCCAGTACCCCACCAGCCCCGGCGATGCGCAGCTGATCTCAGCCTGGTAGTTGGTGTTGATCTCGGTTCCCCCGCGCGCGCCGTTCCACACCCGCACGTCGTCGATCTTGCCGGGGAAGTACTCCCCGCCCGTCCCGCTCCGACCGATGATGAGCGGCAGGGTGTTGCCGGCGCTGACCGCGGTCAGGGTGGTCTGAGCGCGCTGGACACCGTCGATGTAGATGGTCAGGACGCGGGTAGCACTGTTGAAGCTCGCGGCCAGGTGGTGCCAGGCGCCAGCCGAGACGCCGCCCGTGGCTAGATTGAACGCGAGGGTCCGAGCGATGCCGCCGGCTCGGAGGCCGACCGTCAGCACATTCGAGCCGATCGAAGCGAAGTACGGCACCTCCGCCGAGCTGATGTCGCCCTTGGTCAGCAGTCGCCCGCGGGCGTGGTTGTAGCCGCTGGCATGCTCGTCTTTGAACCAGAGCTCGAAGGTCCAGCTGGAGGCGCCGAGCTCCGGCGCATGGGGCGCCTCGACGTACGCGCCGGTGCCGTTCAGCACCAGGCTGCTCGCGGGGACGGGCGTTGGCGTGGACGTTGCTGTCTGCGTGTAGGTGCTGGTCGCCGTGGGAGTGGACGTGGGCGTGTCCGATGGCGTCGGCGTGTTGGTGTTAGTCGCCGTCGGCGTGTCGGTCGGCGTGGGTGTACTGGTTGGCGTGTCGGTTGGCGACGGGG